TTGACAACAACGGAAGTGGTGATGTTAGGTTAGTAAGTCATTGTTGGTTCAGCACTACTGCTATCAATAGATTAGATTTTAGTAATTCATCTGGCAATTTTGTGGAATACACACAAGTAGCCCTCTACGGAATTAAGGTGGCTTCATAATGCCTATAACTTATGAACCGATAGCAACGACAACGCTTTCTACTGCCACCGCATCCGTTACCTTTTCTACTATTAGTGGTGCTTATACCGACCTTGTTATTGTTATTAACGGACTTTATTCAGGAACTACTTACGGAAAATTTGATTTTAATTCAGATACAACTTCTGGTAATTATTCTTATACAAGACTTTTAGGATATAGCGGTGGAGTTCTTTCGGATAGGGCTGGAGGCACAGATGGAATTTCTTTAGGCTCTAGCCGAGGAACTTGGATAGCGCATATAAACAATTATTCAAATAGCACCACATATAAAACTCTGTTAGCAAGGGAAAATGCAGCAGGAACAGGAACAGGTGCTTATGTTTATCTATGGCGAAATACTGCTGCTATTACTTCTGTTACATTTACAGGAGTTAGTGGCAATTTTGATTCAACAACAACCCTTACTCTATTTGGCATAAAGGCGGCATAATGGCTAACACATACGAGGCAATAGCCACAGTAACTGTGGGTAGTGGTGGGGCTGCAAACATTGAATTTACAAGTATTCCTGCGACTTATACTGATTTATGTATGGTTATGTCGTTAAGGTTTGATGGCAACAACGATTTGGTTGATATTGCTATTAACAATAGTACGGCTAATCGTTCACAAAGATACTTTTATGGTAATGGCGCAAGTGTTGTAAATGTATCGAATACGGATTTAATAACACTAGCAGATAACAGCACTATGACCGCTAACACTTTTTCCAATTGTCAAATTTACATTCCTAACTATGCGAGTAGCAATAATAAGTCATTCAGTATAGAAATGGTATCTGAAACGAACGGAACAACGGCTTATACTGTTTTGTCTGCTGGTCTTTGGTCTAATAGTGCCGCTATAACTTCTCTTAAATTATCCTATTCAGGATATAATTTTGTCCAATACTCAACAGCCACCCTATACGGAATCAAGAAAAACTAAGAAAGGAAAACAATGCCAACCAAAGTAATCGTAGACTGCTCAACTGGAGTAACTACTGAGGTAGAACTAACTGCCGAAGAAGTTGCACAGCGCGAGGCAGATGCAGCAGCCTTTGCAGAAATCAAGGCAGCAGAGGAAGCAGCAGCACAGGCTAAGGCAGATGCTAAGGCAAGCGCCGAGGCTAAACTTGCAGCACTTGGTCTGACCGCAGACGAAATCGCGGCACTAACCTAACGTATGGAAAAAAGCGCTAACGGCTGGCCTGCATCTGCAGATCCAGAGGCTATCAACATAGTACGTAAGCGCGTCCCTGGTACAGATCTAAAGCTGCGTGTAGCTAAACCTGTAGCGCCTTTACTAATTGGTTTTGCTGCAGAATTTCATAAGCTAGTCGAGCCTATAGATGAAAGTAAAACCCTGGACGACTGGGGCTATTGCTATCGCAAGGTCAGAGGATCTAATACCGTAGTATCTAATCACAGTAGCGGTACAGCTATAGATCTAAATGCTACTCAACATCCTTTAGCGGCTGTAGGTACTTTTAACGAGGAGCAAGTAAGGGTAATCAACCGTTTATGCCGTAAGTATGGTCTAAGATGGGGCGGTAATTATCGTAACCGTAAGGACGAGATGCATTTTGAGATAGCTCTAAATGCAGTGCAAGTCGAGACCTTGATAAGAGGTTTAGAAATGGAGACCGATGAAGGCGAACCAGAAAAAACAGATTAAGACAGCGCAAGAGGTGGCGGCTTCCTGGGCTCGCGCCGCGCTTAGCGCAGCTTTAGCTTATTACTTAGCTACTGGCGACGTAACGATAAAAGGTTTAACTAGCGCTGCGGCAGCTGCCGTATTACCGCCTCTTATGCGGTATCTAAATCCTAAGGATTCTTTAGGACGTGGATAGTCTTTTAATTCAGCTAGGCGTTATAGCGGCTGCGACCATATCAGGGGTAGCCGCTATATTCGCCTCACGTGCAGAAAAGAATAGCCGCCCAGTCTCTAACGGTTTTGCTGAGGAAGTGTTAGGCGATTTACGTGAGCTAAGGCGTATGCTTTTCACACATCTCAAAGACCACGATCGAGAGGGACAAAATGCAAAAAAGTGTATTCATTGTACCAACCAGGGGAAGGCCACAAAACGCAAAAAGGCTTCTTAAAGCCTGGAAAGATACTAAAGCTGTAGCAGACTTATATTTTGTCTGCGATATAGACGACTGGTCGTTACGCGATTATCAAGCGATAGACGACATAAATATAATAACTAATCACATAACCGCCGCTGGTATGGCTCAGCCTCTTAATATGGCTGCGATGCTTTTACTAGACGATACTAAATACGATCGGTATAGCTATTTTGGATTCTTAGGCGATGATCACTTACCACGTACTGATTTCTGGGATTACCTCTTAACATTACAGATACCAGGTAATAGACAAGGAATAGCCTACGGTAACGATTTACTGCAAGGAGCTAATCTACCTACTGCCTGTTTAATGACCAGAGGCATCGTAGAAAACCTCAAAGGTATGTGTCAGCCTAAAGCTAAACATCTATATCTAGATAATTTTTGGAAAAAACTAGGACAAGATATTAACGGCCTGTTTTACTCAGAAAACATAGTAATCGAGCATATGCATCCATTAGCTAGTAAGGGTGCTATGGATGACCATTACGCACGCGTTAACTCAGAGCAATATTACAGCCACGACAGATTAATCTATGAGGATTTTATTAACAGCCTGTTTTATAAAGATTTAGTCGTGGCGCTATCGTGAAAATTTTAATTACTGGTAACAGAGGTTTTGTTGGTCGTCATTTTACATACGCTTTATTAGATCATAATGTTACATATGTCGACATAAAAGACGGAATCGATGCTAGGGATTTCTTTAGACGTGATGACACCTATTTCGACCTTTTGATACATCTTGCGGCAGTCGTAGGAGGTAGGCAGACTATCGAGGGTAGTCCGCTATCTCTGGCGGTGGATTTATCAATAGATAGCGAAATGGCATCGTGGGCGATGCGTACACAGCCTGGACATATTCTTTATTTTTCCTCTAGCGCTGCATATCCTGTAGAGCTACAGACATTAGAGCTAAAAAGGATGCTGACAGAAAACGATATAAACCTTAAAGATATACGTCTGCCAGACTATACCTACGGATGGGCTAAATTGACTGGAGAGATGCTCTGCGAACATCTAAGGCGTGAAGGTTTAACGGTTACAGTACTTAGACCTTTTAGCGGTTATGGTGAGGATCAGAGCCTGGAATATCCATTTCCTAGCTTTATGGAAAGAGCTGGTCGTAAGGCCGATCCCTTTACCATCTGGGGATCAGCCCTAACTACTAGGGACTGGATCCACATAGAGGACATAGTAGAGGCCTCTTTACTATTGGCTAAAGATCGTATGAGCATAAACGTAAACTTATCGACAGGCAGGCCTACGACCTTTATGGAGCTGTTTAACCTAGTAGCTCGTCAGGTGGGCTATAAACCAGTTGTAGAGGTTGATGAAGGCGCTCCTAAAGGCGTCGCCTACCGCGTAGGTAATCCAGCGCTGCTAAACAGCCTGGGCTATAAGCCTAAAGTGACCCTAGAGGTTGGCGTGTCGCGCTGCCTCAGTGTCTGGAGGCAGTAGTACCATTAAGGGGTCTGGAACCCCTCAACCCTCCAGACAAAGGGACAGAAATGATTAATTTCATAAAAGAGTACACAGATCTATTTATATGGCTGTGTGGTGTAGGTATTTTTATGTGCGGTTATTACATAGGACATTACTACGGTCATCAAACAGGATTCGTACGTGGTCGCGTTGCAGCTCGTAGACATCCATCGCAAAGAAATGAGCAGCGATGACACTTATACAAAATTACGCGATAACCTATGCAGCTCTAGGCTTAAAGATTTTACCTTTAGGCGTAGGAGCTAAACAGCCTCATAAAAGTCTAGCGCCACGTGGCTTACACAGCGCTACAGATGATATAGAGGCTATTACTGAGTGGTTTAAGAGACAGCCTAAGATAAACATAGGCATCGCCTGTAAGCCATCTAATTTAGTAGTCCTGGACGTAGATCTACGTAATGGTGGTACTACCGACGGACTTACAAAGACCAGGCGTATACGCACTGGTAACGGCTGGCATTACTACTATTACGCTAGCTCTGAGATGAGCTTTCCTGGTAAATATCGTGAAGGTGTAGACATTAAGTGGAACGGTTACGTAGTAGCTGCTCCATCTGTACACCCTAGCGGATCTATATACCAGGTCGACGATCTAACAGAGATTAGACCTATATCTGATTTAGTAGGTGTTTAATGAATCTAAAAGAAATAGCAGCTGAATTAGCAGCACTAACCGTTATTAAAGACGCGGTAACAGAGGCTACTAACACCTTACGCGAATTAGCTAAAGATGAGCTAACTAATGTAGGCGCTGATATGACTAAGGCGGTAATCGATAATCAAGAGGTAGCCAAAATTACCTTAATTAGTAAAGATGCCTCGTTTGTCGTACTTGATGAAAAGGCGTTAGTAGCCTGGATAACTGACAATTTTCCTACAGAAATCGAACCTAAAGTTCGCGATTCATTTCGTAAGAAATTTACAGAGACGCTAGCTATAACGGCAGAAAACCAGATATTTAGCACGATGACAGGTGAGGTATTAGCTTTTATGGGATTAGATTATAAAGCTCCTTACGTCTCTACACGCTTCTCTACAGATGGTAGAGAGGTCGTTTTAGAGGCTATAAGAAATCATCGAGTGACTACGCTGCCCTGGTTAAACTTTTATGTAGAGTCGCAAAAACTAAAGGAGATAGAGTAATGAACGAGGACAAAGCTAAAGCATTACGAGCGCCTTTTAGAGACGATCAAGTAGAGGCAAAAAATGTAGGACAGAGATCCTATAATTTTATAAATCACGCAGTCGTCACCGATCGACTTATATCTGTAGATCCTGCGTGGTATTGGCAGCCTATGGCGATGTCAGATAATGGCTCACCTGTATTAGATGAGTTTAATGGCTTATGGATAAGGCTTACAGTATGCGGCGTAACTAGAATTGGTTACGGTGCATCTGAGCCGCATCAAAAGGGAGCCGATGCGGTAAAGACTGCTATCAGTGACGCTATAAAAAATGCTGCGATGCGTTTTGGCGTAGCTCTTGATCTATGGGGAGCAGATAGTAACGGTTTGAGCGTGGAGGTAGTGGCTACACCTTTCACACCGCCTCTACGCTCTGTACCACCTCTTAAACCTGTAGAGACTGATAACGCTGAGCTAGCAGCTTTCCTAGATCAACAGCGACCAGATGGTGAACCTACGAAAGTAATAGCGCCTGAGGGTGAGCCATATTGCAACCATCGAGAGATGGCCTGCCGTATTTACAGAGCTGGGACAAGTAATAGCGGTAAGGCATACGAGGGTCTATTTTGTCAGCGTAAACCATATACTGAACAATGTACGCCAATGTCTTTAGAGGGTAAACCCTGGAAAAAATGAGGCCACTACCCTTACACCTACTAGATATGAAATTAGCTAGACAGGCGGCCGATTTTTTTATTGAGTGGTCAAAAAAAACACAGGAGACGGATAACCCTCATACCAGAGCCGTCCCCTGGAAAAATGAATACGATCGTAAGTATGAGATGCAGATGGCTTACGGTGCTGAGATAGCTGTAGCTAGGTTATTAGGGATGGACTGGAACGGCCTCAACACCTTTAAGGATAAAGCTGACGTAGGCGATAATATCGAGGTGCGCTGGTCGCGCTCTAATAATCTAATACTGCGTACTTATGATCGTGATGGCGATGTAGCTTTTCTAGTGCAAGGCTCATCACTTAGTACCCTATTTTTAGTAGGTTACTACCCTGTCTATTTAGGCCGTATAGACGAGTATAAGCTGGTAGATGAGGACACCTGGTTTATACCTAAGGACAGACTATACGATTATATGCCTCATAAAGAGGCTCTAAGGCCGTTTTTAGCCACTTTGGGGGCTCGACCTATATAGATACATAGGCTTACGCTACTGAGGGTACGCGTAAGGAGACTGGGACTGCCTACCATCTGCGGTGGCAGTCCTTTTCTCTTTTGTCGCCAGGATGGTCTATAGTTTTATCTGGTCGTAAGACTGGGGGCAGGAACTCCGACAGCGACGGTTGACGGTCATAATGATCTAAACACAGCTATAGAGATCCTCCATTACTCACTGTTAATTATTTTTAATTAATGGGGGGTAGGGGGGCATTTCTCCTTTAGCTCTGGTATCAGGTCATATATACAAAAATACATAAAGAAATAACTATAATTAAACCAACAGATAAACCCTTACCAGTGAAGGGATAGAGATGCAACTAAGTATAGATATATCTATTGGAGAAGTATCTACACAGATACATACAGATCAGTCTCTATCGTTTGACGCTATAGAATCATTACTAAGTAGATCAGTCAGTAGCGTATTAGTTATGTTTAACAGTTTAAGCGAGAAGGATAGACAGTACGCTTTAGGCCTAGACGCAGACTCAGATGAGGACATAGATGACGAGACGGACTCGGAAAGCGACGCCTAACGGCTATAAACACTGCAACACCTGCGACAAGATACTGCCGATAGATGATTTTGGCTGGCGTAATAAAGCTAAAGATGCCAGGCGACATAACTGTAATAACTGTCGTAATCTTGGTAGATGGATAATGCGTAGGGTAAAATATGAATATGGACAGCTGCTCGAAAAGCAGAATCACAAATGCGCTATCTGCGATGTAGCCAATACACAAAGTCGCCTATCCATAGACCATAACCATAAAACACAGGAGATAAGAGGCCTACTCTGTCACGACTGTAATAGCGGTATAGCCTCTTTTGACGAAAACAGACAGTACCTAATGAGAGCCATCATCTACCTAATAGGAGATAGAAATGCTACTAATGGGATCGATATTTCTAGCAATAACACTAGCAACACCGCAAGGCCTGCAAGAATACGCAGCTAAACACGTAGAGCCATACGAGGTTAGATGTATGGTCAAGCTCTGGACTAAAGAGAGTAACTGGAGATATAAGGCTAAATCTCCTACACACGATTACGGCATACCTCAGAGACATATGAAGGGTAAAAGTAAAAAACAGATAGATAGATTTCTAGCTTCCCCTTTAGATCAAATCCACTGGGGTATCGGCTATGTGCGTCATCGCTACGGTAATTTCTGCAGTGCGCTAGACTTTCATAAGCGTCATAACTGGTACTAAACTGTACGTTTAGTGCTAAATTTTGTACTTAATTAAGAGATAAGGGACATAAATGGATCTAAGAGAAAAGATAACTATAGGCGTCTGTTCACCTGGACAATGGCACGCGATGTTTGCGACCAGCCTAATCGATATAGCACGTAGTCAGTCACAGCTCGGACAGCTAATAAGCCTTGAAGGATCAGGCGTTATAAGTCGTCTACGTAATCAAGTAGTAGCTACCTTTCTAGAAAAGACTACCGATGACTGGCTACTACAGATAGATACAGACCAGATAATTACAGTAGAGAATTTTAAGAAGTTAGTAGCTGCAGCTGATAAGGATGAGCGACCTATCGTTAGCGGTATCGTCCACGCTGCCTGGGATACTCAAAACGTTTACCCTGAGCCTGTCCCTTGCGTCTTTAAGATAGGTGAGGACACTGGGCTATATGCGATGCACGAATATCCAGAGGAGAGCATCGTGGAGATAGATGCGGCTGGTACTGGTTGCATACTTATCCATCGCTCAGTCTTTGAGAAAATGAGAGAGCATCAAGATAAAACTAATGAAGGCGATCTATGGTGCTTCTATAGAGATATGCCTATTAACCAGTCCTGGGTAGGTGAGGATATATTCTTTAGCATACGCGTTAAAGCTATGGGCTATAAGATGTACGCGCATACTGGCGTCCAGCTACCACATAAACGCAGCTATTGGCTAACCAGAGAGCATCATAAAGATTACGCTAAGTATGGTAAGGCCAGGCATCAAAGCGCTCAGCAAGACATAGCAATAGCTAACGAGATATCATTAGGAATAAAAGAGGATGATAAATAATGGCAACTACAACCAGTAAGGTCACAGTAACTACGACAGCTCAGACTATTGTCAACCTAGACAACGTTACGCAATATGTGCATCTACACGCTAAAGGCTCGACTTACATAGGAAATACAGGCGTGACGACAGAGACTGGATTCCTACTAGATAACGATGATCACTTAGTAATGACAATACCCCAGGGATGCTCTTTAAGCGCTGTAGCTAGTTCAGGTAGTCACACACTGTACGTATTAACTACGCGTGTAGATTAAATAAAAATGGCTGTTTTTTCCCACGCGCAGCACCTGCGATACGCCGCGGTGTTCGTTTCTCTCTCCCCCCTGTGGATAACGCGAGCTGTGGAAAACTTAATAATAAATAACAAAAAGTTATGAAACATCCGCATCATCTTAAATACGGACGAGAATATAAAAAAGCTCGAAAGATTATTTTGGCTAGTAATCCGACCTGCTATTGGTGTCATCTCAGACCTGCGACCACTGCAGATCACGACCCTCCTGTAGATACGGTTACAGATATGCGACTCTGGCGCGGACAACTGCGACCAGCCTGTAGTAAATGTAATTATTCGAGGGGGGCGATTTATGGTAACAAAATCAGACAGGCCGTTAGACGTAGCCGTAAGTGGTAGGCGACGTAGATCAGGTAGACACGTAAGAGCTATGAAGCGTATGTTAAAGAATCGCACTGACATCGATGCAGTCACGCGTACGATGCTACTAGGTCTTACCGCTGCGTGGGATCAAATAGAGGAGAGTAACCAGGGTATTAACTCAATACCAGCCATATCTAAAGAGCTTAGAGAAATCTGGTTTAAGATAGCTCCTACTGATTCGATAGATGAGCTATGGAGTTAGCTACCGTATGTCCTCCTAGATGGGCTACTGAAAGAGATATAGCCTTACCTACAGATGGCGACAAGCTAGAGAAGGTCGCTAACCTAATGGGCTTTAGCCTTTATCAATGGCAAAAGCAAGTCGCAGACACAGCCTTAGAAAAGGTAGACGGACATTACTGGTATAGGACTGTAGGCGTAGCAGTAGGTCGTCAGTCTGGTAAGTCTAAGCTAGTAGAGACGCGTATTGCCTATGAGCTATTGAAGCCTCGTCATCACGTAGCTTATACAGCTCAGGATCGTAATATGGCTAAGCTAAAATGGCAGGAGCATATAAACAGCTTTGAGCGCTGCCCTGCTATTGCTAAACACATACATCGTATTAGTTACATAAATGGCAGCGAGCGCCTATATATGAAAAGCGGATCTACATATGGGATAGTAACGCCTAACGATAAGGGTGCGCGAGGTATGAGCCTTAATCTTATGGTTATCGATGAAGCTCTTATGCATCCTCTAAGTCTTATAGCATCTCTGCAACCTACGCTAGCTACTCGTAAAGATGGACAGTTATGGATTCTGTCTAATGCTGGTATACCTGGTAAAAGCGAATTACTGCAGCATTACCGCGAAGTAGCTCACGCGAACATAAACGATAAACAGACGCGGCTAGCCTGGTTCGAGTGGTGCCCACGCGAGGAGAAATTCGACTATATGGATGAGTCAGTATGGGCGCAGTCGATACCCTCTTTAGGTGAATCTAATGGCGTGTTAATAGAAGCTGTAAGAGAAGCTGCTAACACAAACAGCCCAGAGATATTTACTAAAGAGTGGCTAAACGTATGGCCTGCTAGAGAGGCCGTAGCTGTAATAGACGTAGATCTATGGGATAGCCTGGCTCGTACCGATATAACTATAGGTAATAAAATTGTCTTAGGTGTAGATATATCTAGAGAGCGCGATAAGTCCTCTATAGCCGCCTCTGGTTTAGTAAAAGAAAAGACGCCAGTAGAAATAATCGAGGCTAAAGACGGCGCTAACTGGGTATTACCACGCCTTATAGAAATTGCTAAAAAATGGAACGCGCCAGTAGTTATAGATAATGGATCTCCAGCGTCATCAATGATAGGAGAGCTAGAAAACGCAGGGGTAGGCGTAATTAGCGTAGGTCTTAGAGACTATGCCAGAGCCTGCGGATCCTTTTACGATGCGGTACAGGCTAAAAGCATCTGTCACCTAGACGACCCTAATCTAAGACAGGCTATCGTAGGATCTAGTAAAAGAGCTTTAGGTGATTCCTGGGCTTGGTCGAGAAATAGCACAAATAACATTACGCCGCTGGTCGCTGCAACACTGGCACGATACGGCGTAGTAAACGAACCGATAGAGATGCCAGTACAAAGGAGCAAGATCTACTAATGAAATACATACCGCTAACGCTGCAACTTTTAGGATCTATAGCCATAACCGCAGGTGCGTACTTAATTTATGCGCCATCTGCGATAGTATTAGGAGGGTCTTTTCTAATGCTCTTTGGTATTGCTATGGAGAAAAGGAATAAATAATGCTAGGACGACTACTTAAACGGCAGATACAGCCGTCTGTAGTCTATACATCATCTGGCTACGTAGATTCGCTAGGTAGAGTAGGTAGAGCTTTCCAGGCTAACTGGTCAGGTACTTACGTCGATACTAATACAGCGCTAGGCGTACCAGCAATTTATCGCGGTGTTACATTAATCGCAGATGCTATAGGCGCACTAGGTCTACATAGTTACCGTAATGGACGTATCGTTAAACCAACACCGCA